AGAGCCATCATCAAGCCCGAGATCGCGGCGTTCGGTTGCCAGCATGATGAGATCGGCATATTTCACGGGCGTACTCATAACTGGGGGTAACCCGTATTTCTCACGGATTACGGCGTCTATTTTTTCTTCCATCCGTTTATAGTCAGGAAGAAGGCGTTTCAGTGGTGCGGGAATGTCCTGGCAATACGCTTCTGTTGCATCATGCATTAACGCTTCAAAAGCAAATTCCTGCGGCACCAGCTGGCTGCAAAGAACCGCATGTTGGGCGACGCTGTAGAAGTGCGAAAGATGACCGGCAAAGCGACAGATATTTGAAAGGGAAACCGCGATATCGTTAATATCGATGTCGTCTTTATTTATCCTGTCATAATAAAAATGCTTCCCGGAAAAAGTTTTAATAAATGACATTTTGTTCTCCACGTATATGCGCTGCACCGCGCTGAATTCTGGTAAAAAGAATCCCTCACCATCCGGTGATTATTGAGTTAATTACGTTTCCATAAATGCCCCCGCAGGGGCATTTGCAGTAATGAAATCAGGCGGTGAAAGTACCAATAAAGGTTTCTACTTTGCTGTCCTTGAATTTCTCAACAAGCAGATCACGAAATTCGTTAGCCATTTCTTCCTGCACCGCCTCCAGCTGAATAATGCGCAGAACCAGTACAGGACGATCGCCAGTGATAATGCTGAGGCGTAATTTAAACGGACGTTCTTTCAGACCTTCAAACGGAACGCATTTAAATTCAAATGCCACTGGCATAATGTCTTTGGTCTTCGCTTCGACAGACTCCATCAGGGAGCGTTTGCCGCTGAAGTCATTATCTTCAAAATCAGCGGTCTGGTTTGCTTCAATCGTGATTTTACGGACAGCCGCAGCCGCTTTTGTTGCCTGAATAGCGTCACCATTAGCATCAAAGCCCACAAGATAGTCGGCCCAGTCTTCAATCCATTCTGCTAGTGACTTCTGGGAGTTACGCTCGCCGTTAACAGACAACAGAGCAGAGAACGGTGCTGTCTTTTTCAGTTTGAGTGTGGCGGTGTTATCTGCGTGACCTGGTTCATCAATAGTACCCAGGTTAAGCACACTGACGGCACGCATATTATCAGCATCGATAAAGCAGCGGGTGCCTTCATCTGCAAGATCTTTAGAATAACGGGTAAAGTCATCGATGCTGGCAGTGGAAAGCGCACCACGGAAACGGAAGCGATTTAAATTAAATTTTTCCAGATCATGAATGCGGAAATTCTCAGGCAATGCCACAGCATCGGCACCAATCTTACTGATAATTTCATTAACACCCTGAGCAGAAATAAGGGCATGGATTTGATTAATTGCGGTTGCGTCTAAGTTCTGAGACATAATAAGTCCTCACTATATAAAGATATTCAGTGATGAGATAAATAATCAGTTAATTAAAAACGATATTAACGACCTGCTGCGCGGAGTTTTCCGTCAGGTTCACCGGCAAGAGTCAGTAACTGTCCCTGGTCTTCCTGCAGAATAGTCAGGCGACCACCGCGATTGACATACATCGGCGTTTCGGTGGTGTCTTCTTCGGAAATTTTCCCGCGGTTAGTCGGGCGAACATATGAGAGTTTGTGTTTGATTTTCACTCGGTTCTCATCAAACGGTTCGATTTCCAGGTTGAGCGAGACCTTACCTTTGGTTTTCGTGTTCATCACACCGGAAGCGACTTCACTGAGAACTGCGCCGATTTTGGTTTCAAATACGCCGCCGTCCAGCTCCCCGATAAATGCCTGCACATCAGTACTGCGTTCGCTAGCCATTTTGCTGCTCCTCATCATATCGACCCTGCAAGGTCGGTTAGTTTCTCCACAAAACAGAGAAGAACACCTGCGGTGACTGCCGCCCGGATGGATTGGGTTATGAGCCCGTCGTCCGGTGATGCTCTTCTCTGTTTTGTAAAAAGGACGGTACCAGCCGGAAGCAAGGGTACAAGCTGGTACCGCCAAGACTACACACAGCATAAAGTTGTGGTGCCGGGTGCCTCCCGGTGCCTGGCGAAGGTTGCACACCAGGCGGGTGGGTATCCACAGAAGGTCGACTGTCAGCCTCAACCTTAACCCGCGTGCGCTGAGCCGCATTCACCACAACGCTAAGGATTCTCTCTGGTTGAAAATACTTAGCTGTTATGTGCCTGCTTTTAGCCACATCAGGCGAGGTGGACCTAGTTATTCCCCAACAACAAGGATTCGGTTAATCTGGTTATCCCCAACAACGCAAAAGGAAAAGAAATGTCCGGTAATATCTATACGCTGTACAAATCCCACTGTGAAAATGTTGGAAAGTATCGGGGCATTGAAATCAGTGGGGTAGTGTCATCAGTCGAAATAAGCAAAGTTGAATCAAGGGCAACATTACTTACTCTTTTGGACCTTGTCTTACATGAGCACCGGAAGAAATTCGGCACTCCCTATAATCAGTTGAATGGGAAAAAGGCTCTGGTTCACCTTATTCTGATGAAGCATCACTGGATGCCAAAACAGATTAATGAGATGAAATTTGATGAACTTCTTCTTTCAATTCAGGATGAACTCACACTTGATAAAATAAGCGTAACCGCCCAGAAATTTTTAGATTATCGAGACTGGAGATCACAAATTCATCACTTTGATGATTTTGACGAAAATGAATGGGATCCTAATTTGTCTGCACAATATCTAAAGTAACATCCTGTGATAAAACTGTGATTTCCTGATCCAGTTTTTTTAAGGAGTCTATTGTTTCCTGTCGATAAGACAGCACTTCACGAAGCTGGTTTATAGCTGCCAGCTTCTTTGTCATCCACTCATAAATTTCCTCATCTGTGTAGCCAGGCGCGACGATTTTGGGTTCTGTTTTGTGCATTTCACATCTCCTCAAGTTATCAGTTACTTGTTGATGGGGACCAGATTGTTAAAGAGCTAAGCGTCCTGTAGGGCGCTTTTTTGTTGCTAACGAATCATCCTGGACTTCATATGCTCCAGGCGGCTACTTCGTGGGCGTCCTGCCTGTTCGTTGTTTCGCTTGGGTACATTATGTATCTCAAAGGTACATTGTCAAGTATAAAAAAACCTGCCGAAGCAGGTTCATAAACATTGATTAGGCTTTGATTTTGTATCTTCTTGGTTTTCCTGAGAAAATCACTGTACCAATTATAGAGCAATTACCGTTGATCTTAATGTAAGGCTCAGGCCAGTTTGGGTTTAACGCTTTGAGATAACGCTGTGTCCCATCTTCTATCAACCTTTTGAAGGTGGTTTCGCCTGTATCGTGCATCAATGCAATAACGTCGTCACCGTGGCAGGCAGGTACTTCAGGATCGACAAAAATCATGTCTCCCGGGCGGTACTCATCAATCATTGAATCACCTATCACCCGCAAGATATAAGTCATTTCCCCACAGGGTACAGGGCAGGGATACGTTTCTGCTGTGCTCAAATCAACCTCAGAATATCCAACTTCTTTCCATGCTCCGGCCTGTACCCATGATATGACAGGGACTAATGTGATTTGTTTATTAGTGATTGAAACATCAGGTTTTTTTGTGATGTTCGTTGTCTGGTGTTCTTGATCGAGCCATCCGACAGGCAGGTCGAAACATTTTTCGATGTGTCGTGCCATGCTGTCACCGATATTTTTAGTAGCACCATCTCCCATAAACCTGCTGGTCTGGGTTGGCTCGCGATCAATCATAGTGGCAAAGGAAGAATTCCCGCCAACACCATCTCTCAGTTTTCTGGCGTTAGACCGCCGGATGTCATGGATTGTTTTCATAACGAAATTAAAACCCTTGTACCGTTAAGGTACAAGTATCTTGAAGGTTCATTTCAATCATGTAATATGTACACCGGAGGTACATATTGTATGAAAGCGTATTGGGACTCTTTAACCAAAGAACAGCAGGGCGAGTTGGCCGGAAAAGTTGGCTCAACACCTGGCTACTTACGGCTGGTTTTCAATGGCTATAAAAAAGCCAGTTTTGTGCTGGCTAAAAAACTTGAGCAATGCACGTCAGGTGCAATTACGAAATCTGACTTAAGACCGGATATCTATCCGAAAGATTAGCAGAACACTTTCAATTTTTAACCACAGAACGATGAGGCTAACCGTGGGTAAGCATCACTGGAAAATAGAAAAACAGCCTGAGTGGTACGTGAAAGCTGTCAGAAAAACTATCGCGGCGTTGCCGGGTGGTTACGCTGAAGCGGCTGACTGGCTCGATGTAACAGAAAACGCTTTATTCAACCGCCTTCGTGCAGATGGCGATCAGATTTTCCCGCTGGGATGGGCAATGGTTTTACAGCGTGCTGGTGGCACTCACTTCATTGCTGATGCTGTGGCGCAGTCTGCAAATGGCGTCTTTGTGTCTCTTCCTGACGTCGAGGATGTGGACAACGCCGATATCAACCAACGCCTGCTGGAAGTCATTGAACAGATCGGCAGTTATTCAAAACAGATTCGTTCAGCAATTGAAGACGGTGTAGTGGAACCGCATGAGAAGACAGCAATTAACGATGAGCTGTACCTCTCAATTTCGAAGCTGCAGGAGCATGCAGCACTGGTCTACAAAATCTTTTGCGTTTCAGAAAGTAGTGACGCCCGCGAGTGTGCAGCTCCGGGCGCCGTGGCGTGTCGTGACTGTGGAGAAACTAACGCATGAACAGTTTAACAACACACTACCGTCGCTCGCAACTGATTGCGCTTCCTGTACCGGGTGGAAAAGCGAAGGTGGAGTATTGCTATGCAGTAAATGTACCAGGTGACAGGGAAATTGTAATCCACAGCTTTGCAGAGTGGGCTGTGGGTGATTTCAACCGGCAGAAGGAGACAGTCCTTTGCGACAAGTTAACCGCTGGTTCAAAGATCACTACGGAGTGCCCGTCAGAGTCATTCGTTGGGAGCCGGAAACACAACGGGTTATCTACCTCCGTGAAGGCTATGAGCATGAGTGCTTCAGTCCGCTCGAACAGTTTCGTCGTAAATTCAGGGAAATAGAGGTCGGTCATGAGCACTAAATTAACCGGCTATGTATGGGATGGTTGCGCTGCGTCAGGCATGAAATTATCCAGCGTGGCAATTATGGCCCGCCTGGCTGATTTCAGTAATGACGAAGGTGTGTGCTGGCCATCAATTGAAACCATTGCCCGTCAGATTGGCGCGGGGATGAGTACCGTCAGAACGGCTATCGCACGGCTGGAAGCAGAAGGCTGGTTAACGCGTAAGGCGCGTCGCCAGGGTAACCGCAATGCGTCGAATGTTTATCAGCTTAACGTTGCGAAGCTTCAGGCAGCGGCATTTTCTCAACTGTCAGATTCTGACCCGTCAAAATCTGACGCATCAAAATCTGACCCGTCAAAATTTGATGCGTCGAAATCTGGCAAAAAAGCGGGTTTTCACCCGTCAGAATCTGGCGGGGATCCGTCAGTAAAATCAAAACATGATCCGTCAGATAAAAAAACTTCTCGTCCGGACGCTTCGCAACCGGACACGCAGACGGCTGAACAGGAGTTTTTAACTCGCCATCCTGATGCGGTTGTATTCAGCCCTAAAAAGCGCCAGTGGGGAACGCAGGATGATTTGACCTGCGCACAGTGGCTCTGGAAAAAAATCATCGCCCTGTACGAGCTGGCCGCCGAATGTGACGGCGAGGTGGTTCGTCCCAAAGAACCGAACTGGACAGCCTGGGCAAACGAAATTCGCCTGATGTGTGTGCAGGATGGTCGTACTCACAAACAAATCTGCGAGATGTACAGCCGCGTCAGCCGCGATCCGTTCTGGTGCCGTAACGTGCTCAGCCCGTCGAAGCTGCGGGAAAAATGGGATGAGCTTTCCCTGCGCTTATCGCCGTCCATCAGCACATACACAGAAAAACGCGAAGACCCGTATTTCAAATCCAGTTACGACAACGTGGACTACAGCCAGATCCCGGCAGGATTCAGGGGGTGAGCATGAGTCTTTTGAATGAAGTTCAGAAATTCATTGAAGCCCATCCGGGCTGTACTTCCGGAGACATTGCGGATGCTTTTGCAGGTTACTCACGGCAGCGCGTTCTGCAGTCAGCAAGCAAGTTACGTCAGAGTGGGCGTGTGGCTCACCGTTGTGAAGGGGATACACGCAGACATTTCCCGCGCCTGACTGAGAGAGCGCAGGAGCCGGAACCACAACCAGTTCGTGAAACCAGACCTGTGCGCAATTTCTATGTCGGCACTAACGATCCACGGGTGATTTTGTGCCTGACCCGCCAGGCTGAAGAACTGGAGTCCAGGGGCCTATACCGTCGTGCTGCAACGGTGTGGATGGCGGCATTCCGTGAAAGCCACTCCCAGCCAGAACGAAACAATTTTCTGGCGCGTCGTGAGCAGTGCTTACAGAAAAGCAGCAAGCGCGCTGCATCGGGTGAAGAGTGGTATCTGTCAGGGAATTACGTGGGGGCGTAATGACGACGTTAACTCAATGCCAGCAGCAGGTGCTGGATATGCTGATTTCTTATCAGAAAGAACGTGGCTTCCCGCCAACCAATCAGGAGGTGGCTACCATGCTGGGATACCGTTCAGTGAATGCAGCGGTGGAGCATCTTCGCGCACTGGAGAAAAAAGGCGTCATCACGATAAAGCGTGGCGTGGCACGGGGGATAACGCTTCATACCGCGGTGAAGGACGACGACAGCGAGGCGGTCGGGATTATCCGCTCACTGCTTGCCGGTGAGGAAAACGCCAGGCTGCGTGCAGCCCACTGGTTACATGAGAGGGGCCTGAAAGTATGAAGCTGATCCTGCCTTTTCCGCCCAGCGTGAACACGTACTGGCGACACCCCAACAAAGGGGCGTTTGCTGGTAAGAGCCTGATAAGCGCGGCGGGGCGCAAATTCCAGAGCGCGGCGTGTGCAGCAATAGTTGAGCAGTTACGTCGTCTGCCAAAACCAACGTCGGCACCTGCTTCAGTGGAGATCGTGTTGTTTCCTCCGGATAACCGGATCCGCGATCTGGACAACTATAACAAGGCGCTGTTTGACGCCCTGACCCACGCGGGTGTGTGGGAAGACGACAGTCAGGTGAAAAGAATGCTGGTGGAGTGGGGACCGGTTATCCCGGAAGGGAAGGTCGAGATCACTATCAGTAAGTACGAGAAACCGGCGGGTGCAGCCGCCTGATTAAGAGGAGAAACGAAGTATGAATAATCTGATGGTTATTGATGGTATTGAAGTTCGTCGTGATGCTTATGGGCGTTACAGCCTGAACGATCTGCACAGGGCTGCCGGTTCTCTGGATAAACATAAGCCTGCATTCTGGCTCCGCAATGAGCAAACCGAACGTTTAATAAGCGAGTTGCAGATTTGCAACTCGGTCAATATAGCGCCAGTTAACGTTATTCGTGGCGGAAATAACCAAGGGACGTATGTCTGCAAAGAACTGGTGTATGCCTATGCAATGTGGATCAGCCCGTCATTCCATCTGAAGGTGATCCGTACTTTCGATATGGTAACCAGCACACCGGAAAAATTATCCGGGCAGGCTGCTGACAAGATGCAGGCTGGTGTGATTCTGCTGGACTTTATGCGTCGGGAATTAAACCTGTCTAACTCATCTGTGCTTGGGGCCTGTCAGAAACTCCAGGAGGCTGTTGGCTTACCGAATCTGGCTCCGCGCTATGCAATTGATGCTCCTGCCGATGCACCCGATGGCTCAAGTCGCCCTACGCTGTCACTGAGTGCACTGCTGAAGCAGTATGGTATCCGCCTGACGGCTAATCAGGCATATCACCAGATGGCGAAGCTGGGGATCGTTGAACAACGCGAACGATACAGCCGTACCGCGATTAACAACATCAAAAAATTCTGGTCGCTGACGGCGAAAGGCTGCATGTTCGGCAAGAACATTACCAGTCCTGCAAATCCGCGCGAGACGCAGCCGCATTTCTTCGAATCCCGATTCCCTGAGCTGTTAAAGCTGCTCGATACCGTTCATTGAGGTGACCGTGAGAGCACTACTGACCCCTGAAATTGCCCCGCGTATGGGGATCGTATTATTCAGGCCTGGTTCAGAGCTGATGCCCCTGTTTATGCAGGGGCGTGTCCTGCTGGAGCCTGAGCCGGAACGTTATTCATCTTTTGCCAGTGGTGCCGTTCCGGCGGCATCACAACCACTGGCGGATGATCCTGCCGTTCGGGCCGTGTTCCGTAATGAGGCAGTGATCCGTCGTGCTGGTGGCGTGGAATGTCTTGAAAGCTGGTTACTTCGTGAAAAAGGCTGTCAGTGGCCTCATTCCGGCTGGCACAGCGAGAACATGACCACAATGCGACATGCTCCGGGCGCAATCCGTCTGTGCTGGCACTGCGATAACCAGCTGCGCGATCAATTCACGGAACGGCTGGAATCAATGGCAACGGATAACTGTGCCCGCTGGGTGTTGTCTGTCGTGCGTCGGGATCTCGGTTTTGATGACAGTCACGTTGTGACAATGCCGGAACTGTGCTGGTGGCTGGTTCGTAATGACCTGGCGGATGCCTTACCGGAAAGCGCAGCCCGTAAGGCACTGAGATTACCGAAGCCTGTTGTGCCGTCTGTCACCCGGGAAAGTGACCTTGTGCCTTCGGTTCCTGCCACCAGCATCATCCAGGATAAAGCGAAAAAGGTGCTGGCGCTGAAAGTGGATCCGGAGTCGCCGGAGTCTTTTATGTTACGTCCCAAACGTCGCCGCTGGGTTAACGAAAAGTACACGCGCTGGGTTAAGACGCAGCCGTGTGCATGTTGTGGAAAGCCTGCAGATGATCCCCACCACCTGATAGTCCACGGTCAGGGTGGAATGGGTACAAAAGCGCATGACCTCTTCGTGCTGCCTTTGTGCAGAAAGCATCACGACGAGCTGCATGCGGATACCGTGGTATTTGAAGAAAAGTATGGCTCTCAGTTGGAGCTGATATTTCGTTTTATCGATCGTGCGCTGGCAATTGGCGTGCTGGCCTGATTTTGTGGAGAAAGTTGATGCGTGATATTCAAATGGTTCTGGATCGTTGGGGAGCATGGGCGGCGAGTGATAGTTCAGGAGTAGACTATTCTCCTATAGCTGCTGGGTTTAAAGGGCTTCTTCCCTATACAAGCAAAACACGTCAGGCATGTTCAGATAGTGATGCATTAATTATTGAAGGTTGTCTTGCTCGTCTAAGGCAAAAAAGGCCGGACGAACATTCGCTTCTTGTTGCCCATTACCTATACGGTATCTCTAAAAGAAAGCTCGCCAAGGCTCGTAAAAAGGATGAGAAACTAATACGCATTGAGATACAGATGGCTGAGGGGTTTATTGATGGCTGCCTATCGATGCTGGAAATTAGTCTAGAGATGGACCCCGAAATTAAAGATTGATTATTGAAGCCCGATTACTCGGGCTTTTGTTCCACATCTCGAACATAGAGAATTACTGCTGACTTAATGTCACCATCGACGTGTTTTGCGTTAATGCTCAAATGTACAGGCTTTCTTTCCCACTCAGCTCGCTGCAATGCTTCTTTGTTTCCGGATTCATCAAGGAAAACATCCTGAACTACGCAGGTTAGACGTTGGTCGGTATCTACGCGTCGGACCTTAACTTTGAAACTCTCTGGGTCAGTATTATTGACTTCTTCAATTCGGTAAATACCATCAATCCTCATTTCTGATGAACGTCTACGAGCATTCGTAACCAACTCTTTCGCCATTTCAGAATCAATAGTAACGCCATCAATTTGAGCGTTATCTGAACGCACAAAGGATTTGACCATTTGGGTTTTAGCGTCATACGACATACGGTCCATGTTATCGAGAAGTGGTTTTTCCGCAATCATTTCTGAAATAACCCGCAGGCGTTTAGTTTCTTGCTCGCTCATGATCTGCATAGTCCGGAGATGTTCTTTCTCTCCATCCTTAGCAATTTCTGCAAGGCGAATATCTTTACGGTTGTCCAAGAACCGTTTAAATACTGTTACTCCGCCCCAGATGACTGCTGCGCCGAGAACAGTAAACATGATCTCAGTTGCGTTCATTTTACCAACAAGTTCCTGTGTGAGTTTGGTTAAAAAGCCATCAATGTTGATTTCTACTATTGAAGAACCCTGTTCTACCGTAACTTCTATTTCTAGGGCATCAAGTTCTTCTTTGGTCAGTTTGCGGACGTCAGGGACACCGTACTTGGCAAGGGCATATGATTTGTTGATTTGAGCTTGCATTTCAACAAATCCCTTCATAACTGAAGGTGTTAGCGATCTGTTGAATTTTTCACCGGTTAATCTGATGGTAAGGTTTGGCCATCCGTTGAAACTTAAACTGTCAGGTAAACCATAACCATCAAGATAGCTTTCAAGCAAATCGAAGGCTTGCTGCTCAGATTCAATGTCTACATGAATCTCATCAAACTTATCCAAAAATATGTCCTCATTCTAAGCCAACTGTCACCGTGAGGTTTGGCAACGCCTGCTTTATTTTTCGTTTTAAGCTGTGTGGCAAAAAAATAATGGAAAAACAGATAAAAATCACTAACGCGGTCCGCATTTTCTAGATTACTGTGTTAAGAGTGGTTACTTCGCCACACAACTTAAACCCGCCGCTGAGCGGTTTTTTTGTACCTGTAAACTTGGTGCAGCACAGTAAACACGCTGGTGGTCGTGAATACTGACTTTTTATCTTGCTGGCTTTTTAGACAAGAGTTATTGGTATGTCATGTTAACCAGAAGAGAAAAAGACATGCTAAAACAGCAAGATATGACAGAAACCGCCGCCGCAGTCCTTCATTTCTTACCTGCTGACAAGTGGGTAACGCCACGCATGATGACGAGAACTACCGGAGTAAGCGAAGCCCGGTGCCAGTTAATACTGACTCAGTTAGTTCTGGCGGGTCTGGCGAAGGATAACGGCGGGTACGGGAATAAATTCAGACGCTGCCAGTAATGGCGGTTTCCTGCTGTGAAAATGGGCGGCTGGTGGGTGTTGGTAGCACCTGCCAGCCATTCGCTCATGCCTACTGGTCACAAGCGAACCACGGCCCACTGCTTTAGCGCAAAAGCAGAGTGAGCCTACCAGAGTTACGCTTACTGATCCATGAAAAATACTGTAAAAATAAACAGTGTTGATTTAATCAACGCTGATTGCCTGCATTTTATTCAGTCCCTGCCTGATGATTCCATTGACCTGATTGTTACCGATCCGCCTTACTTCAAGGTGAAACCCAACGGTTGGGACAATCAGTGGAAAGGGGACGAAGATTACCTTAAGTGGCTGGACCACTGTCTGGCCCAGTTCTGGCGGGTGTTGAAACCTGCCGGAAGCCTTTACCTGTTCTGTGGGCATCGCCTGGCATCTGATATTGAGATCATGATGCGTGAACGTTTCAACGTGCTTAACCATATCATCTGGGCGAAGCCGTCCGGACGTTGGAATGGGTGTAATAAAGAAAGTCTGCGCGCATATTTTCCTGCCACAGAGCGCGTTCTGTTTGCTGAACATTACCAGGGACCATATCGCGGCAAAAGTGACGGCTATGCGGCAAAAGAAAGGGAACTCAAACAGCACATAATGGCACCGCTGATATCGTATTTCAGGGATGCTCGTGCCGAACTGGGTATAACGGCAAAACAAATTGCCGAAGCCACAGGTAAGAAAAATATGGTTTCCCACTGGTTTGGTGCCAGTCAGTGGCAGTTGCCGAATGAGGCTGACTATCGGAAGTTACAGGCACTGTTTTCCCGTATAGCGGCAGAGAAGTTTCAGGAACAACAACTGGAACAACCACACCACCAGCTGGTGGCATCTTATGATTCACTGAATCGCAAATATTCTGAATTGCTGGATGAGTTTAAATCTCTCCGGCGCTATTTCTCCGTATCAGTCTCCGTGCCTTATACCGATGTCTGGACGCATAAGCCCGTTCAGTTCTACCCGGGTAAACATCCGTGCGAGAAACCGGCGGATATGCTCCGGCAAATAATCAATGCCAGTAGTCGACCTGGTGATCTGGTTGCTGATTTCTTTATGGGATCCGGTTCCACAATAAAAGCAGCAATGGCGCTGGGGCGTCGGGCGTTAGGTGTTGAACTTGAGTCAGAGCGGTTTAATCAGACGGTGAAAGAGGTAAGTGAACTGGTGGGGAAATAATTCTGGTGGCCACGTTGCGTGGCCTTTTTATTTCCAACACAGCACCCGCAAATATCGCGAGGTGAGAGATGACGAAATGCCTCATAACCCAAATACCTGGCTGGACTTGGTCCAGAGCTGGTGGCGTGGAGACACACCGCTGGGTGCAGTGATTATGTCGATCGTTATGGCTGGTTTGCGCATCGCCTATTTTGGCGGGGGTGGTGGCTGGAAGCGAAAAACGCTCGAGATTTTGCTATGTGGCGCTCTGACGCTGACCTTTGCATCCGCTCTTGAGTATGTCGGATGGCCTAAATCACTTTCTGTTGCCATTGGTGGTGGGGTGGGGCTGATCGGTGTCGATGCTATTCGTGGGGCTGCAATGCGAGTAATCGGTAACAAATTTGGTGGCTCTAAGGAGTAATTTATGCAGGTACTAAATTCCCAGCGTAAAGCTTTCCTAGATATGGTGGCCTGGTCAGAAGGAACAGATAACGGGCGACAACCGACACGTAACCACGGTTATGACGTTATTGTGGGGGGCGAACTGTTCACTGATTACTCCGATCATCCTCGCAAACTTGTCATGCTGAACCCAAAACTCAAATCAACTGCCGCCGGACGTTACCAGCTTCTTTCCCGTTGGTGGGATGCTTACCGTAAACAGCTTGGTTTGAAAGACTTCTCCCCCAAAAACCAGGACGCAGTGGCATTGCAGCAGATTAAAGAGCGTGGCGCTTTACCGATGATTGATCGCGGCGATATCCGTCAGGCAATCGACCGTTGCAGCAATATCTGGGCTTCATTGCCGGGTGCTGGTTACGGTCAGTATGAACATAGAATCGGTGACCTGATTGCCCGATTTAAAGAGGCTGGTGGGGTGGTAAATGAAGTTGAGTTATAAGTTGGCTATCTCTGCTTTCTTCTTTACTGTCATTGGCTCTTTCATCTGGTCAGCGAATCACTACTACAGCAAATATCAGCATGAAAAGAAACGTGCTGATGAGGCTGTACAAAATGCTGAATCGGCAACTGCCATTACCAATAACGTCCTGCAATCAATACAAATCGTAAATACAGTTCTGGAGGCTAACCAGCATGCAAAACAGCAGATCGCACTGGAGTCACAGAGAACCCAGGAAGATATCAAAGTGGCTGTTGAGAATGATGATTGCGCTTCCCGTCTTGTTCCTGCTCGTGCAACTGAGCGGCTGCGCCGGTACGCGGACAATTTACGTGCCAGTTCCGGCGGTACCACTACCGGCGAACCTGACCGCTGAAACCCCACAGCCAGCTATTCCTGATCCGCTGACTTACAGAGATAGTCTGGATTTAAACGTGAGCCTGCTGTCAGTGCTGGCTGCCTGTAATAGGGATAAGGCTGATATTCGTAAAATTGAAGCAGAGAAGAGTGAGCCATGAAGCAGTAAAGTGGAAAGACCGCAGCAAGAAGTGCCTGTTCAGCATTAATGAAGATGCCCCAAATACCTAAAATAGCGAGTAGCCAGATGCACATCAACTACGAGTGTGTTGCCAGCATAACGTTGTATAAACTAAGTGATAGCAGAGTTCAATATACGTATACTGAGAGAACTATTTCTATTTGAGAACTGAAAATGACGGACTATACTTTTTTTTACTGGATAGAGATGCTTCTTAAAGAAGGCAATGTTTTATTTATTGTTCTTGCTTGTTTGATTGTCTTTTTTACTTTAAAAAAAGAAATAATAATGGTTTTATGTCGTCTTAATACAGTTAAGCTAGGTGACTATGAGATTAAATTTAAAAAAGAAATGTTTGAAATAGAATCTAAAAGTATAGAAGTTATTAAAAATTTACCGGGAACAAATCCTGTCCTGCCGACACAACTCATTGAGAATTTCAATATTTTTGAGAGTCTTGCTAGTACTCAGCCTAATGTTGCTGTACTTTCAGCTTGGCGCGAATTGGAGTTAACCGCTATAACGCTTGCATCTAAAAAGGGGATTGAGATCAACGGGACATCTTTAGGGCGGGCTTCAGGTATCGCTGCCTTGAAAAATGTCCAATCTGCAAATAAAATTTCTAGTGACATTGTTAAGCTCTATGAAAAAACAGGAGAGTCTATTAAGCCTATATCCCAAGGAAAGCTCTTATGTACTCAGGAAGATGCTTTGGCATTCTGTAAGAATGCAAAAAGACTTAGCAATTATTTAACATCCATATTTTAGTATGTATCCATAGAGCATCCATTATTATTGGAGTAGTCGTTACAGCAGGCATTCACTGAGTGCCTGCTGCTGAACTCTAATAGCAAGATGGAGAATCTGCATTAAATTTTTGAGAGAGATTACTTATTTCATTCACTCCCTTATGATTAAGTAATCGCCTAATATTTTCTGGAGCCTTGAATATAAATGGGCCTTTTAGATCCTCGATGATTCCTCCTGCGACGCAGATCAAATGATTGAAATCAACATCTTCAATTGTGGGCTTGGAGTCCAGATTATCGCTTGTCATTTAAAAACATCCTTTCTTGCCATTAGCAGCATTGAGCATGTTATGGAATCTGTAATTTAGGATGCTGGTACTACCAGTACTTTTTTTGTTTCATTTTGTGAATCACCTCATTTACGAGGGGAGCCTATCATGCCACCACGAACACCAAAAGCCTGCCGTGTTCGCGGCTGCCGCTCTACAACCACAGACCCTTCAGGCTACTGCGAAAGCCACAAAAGCGAAGGCTGGAAGCAATACAAACCTGGACAATCCCGTCATCAGCGCGGCTACGGTTCGAAGTGGGACAGTATCCGCGCGCGTGTCCTGAAGCGTGACAAAGGCCTGTGTCAGTTATGTCTGCGTGCTGGTGTGGTGCGTGAGGCGAAGACCGTTGACCACATCATCCCTAAATCGCATGGCGGCACTGATGTCGACAGTAATCTGCAGAGTTTGTGCTGGCCGTGTCATAAGGCGAAGACGGCCCGTGAACGGCTGAAGTAAGAACCAGTTCCCACTGCCAGAGGGGAGGGGCGGGGCAAATCCCTGTGACCTGACGTCTTCCGGACTGCCCGCCCCATCGTTTTTTTATACCCGCGAAAAATGAAATTTAACCAGGAGTGCCGCATATGGCTGGAACGGCGGGGCGTTCCGGGCGTCGCCCCAAGCCAACGGCGCGCAAGGCGCTGGCCGGAAACCCCGGCAAGCGAGCCCTGAATAAAGATGAACCTGTTTTTACGCCCATCAAAGGTGTTGAGCCACCGGAGTGGTTCGCTGAAGAAGATCTCCCTCTCGCTACGATCATGTGGCAACTGACAACTAAAGAACTCTGCGGTCAGGGCCTGCTGTGCGTGACTGACCTCGCGGTGCTTGAGCGGTGGTGCGTGGCCTACGAGTTCTGGCGACGTGCCGTGAAAAATATTGCCAGACAGGGCAACACCATCACCGGTGCAATGGGCGGTATGGTCAAAAATCCGGAGCTGACCGCCAAAAAAGAACAGGAGTCCGAGATGAGCAGTACGGGGGCAATGCTCGGACTCGACCCCAGCAGCCGCCAGCGTCTGATTGGCCTGGCGGGGCAGAAGAAAGCCACTAACCCGTTTCTGAAAATCATCGAATCATGAGCCGGAAATCTTACCCCAACGTAAATGCTGCCAATCAGTATGCCCGTGATGTCGTGCGCGGAAAGATTGTGGCCTGCCAGTTTGTGATTCAGGCCTGCCAGCGCCATCTTGATGACCTGATGGAGGAAAAAAGTAAGTCGTTTCGTTACCGCTTCGACAAGGACCTGGCTGAACGGGCCGCGAAATTTATTCAGCTGTTGCCGCACACCAAGGGTGAGTGGGCATTTAAGAGGATGCCCATCACGCTGGAGCCGTGGCAGCTCTTTGTGATTTGCTGCGCGTTTGGCTGGGTCAATAAAGGCTCCCGGCTGCGCCGCTTCCGTGAGGTGTATACCGAAATCCCCCGTAAGAACGGCAAATCGGCAATCTCTGCCGGTGTCGCCCTGTATTGTTTTGCCTGTGATAACGAGTTCGGCGCGGAAGTGTATTCCGGTGCCACGACGGAGAAACAGGCATGGGAAGTCTTTCGTCCGGCAAGACTGATGTGTAAACTCACACCCATGCTGACGGAAGCGTTCGGGATTGAGGTTAACGCCTCAAACATGAACCGTCCGGAGGATGGTGCGCGTTTTGAACCGCTGATCGGTAACCCCGGTGATGGTTCATCACCCCACTGTGCGGTGGTGGATGAATATCACGAGCACGCCACAGATGCGCTTTACACCACGATGCTTACCGGGATGGGGGCGCGACGTCAGCCACTGATGTGGGCTATCACTACCGCCGGGTACAACATTGAGGGGCCGTGCTACGACAAACGGCGGGAAGTCATCGAGATGCTCAACGGCTCGGTGCCTAACGATGAACTGTTCGGGATCATCTATACCGTTGATGAAGGTGACGACTGGACCGACCCGCAGGTGCTGGAAAAAGCCAATCCAAATATTGGCGTGTCGGTTTATCGCGAATTTTTGTTAAGTCAGCAGCAGCGTGCGAAAAATAACGCCCGTCTGGCAAACGTCTTTAAAACAAAACACCTCAATATCTGGGTGTCGGCGCGTTCGGCGTATTTCAACCTGGTGAGCTGGCAGAGCTGCGAGGATAAATCACTGACCCTTGAGCAGTTCGAGGGGCAGCCGTGCATTCTGGCCTTTGACCTGGCGCGTAAGCTGGATATGAACAGCATGGCGCGACTTTATACCCGCGAGATTGACGGTAAAACGCATTACTACAGTGTGGCCCCGCGTTTCTGGGTACCGTATGACACGGTGTACAGCGTCGAGAAAAATGAAGATCGCCGGACAGCCGAACGCTTTCAGAAATGGGTGGAAATGGGCGTTCTGACCGTTACCGATGGTGCGGAGGTGGATTATCGCTACATCCTCGAGGAGGCCAAAGCGGCGAACAAAATCAGCCCGGTCAGTGAGTCACCCATCGACCCCTTCGGGGCGACCGGGGTGTCACATGACCTTGCTGATGAAGACCTGAACCCCATCACTATCATTCAGAACTACACCAACATGTCCGACCCGATGAAAGAGCTGGAAGCGGCAATTGAATCGGGGCGCTTTCATCATGATGGCAATCCCATCATGACCTGGTGTATCGGCAACGTGGTCGGCAAAACCATTCCGGGTAACGATGATGTGGTGAAGCCCGTCAAAGAGCAGGCGGAAAACAAAATCGATGGTGCAGTTGCGCTGATTATGGCGGTTGGCAGAGCCATGCTGTACGAGAAAGAAGACACGTTGTCTGACCACATTGAGTCCTATGGGATCCGCTCGCTTTAACTGAGGTAATTATGATCATGCTGATTCTCGCGCCTCTGGTGGGCGTGCTGGGGGCGCTTTTGCTGGCGTATGGTGCCTGGCTGATTTATCCCCCGGCGGGGTTTGTTGTTGCCGGGGCGTTGTGCCTGTTCTGGTCGTGGCTGGTGGCGCGATATCTTGACCGTACACAGTCGTCTGTCGGCGGAGGTAAATAGTGTTCTTTTCGGGATTATTTCAACGAAAAAGTGACGCACCGATGACCACGCCAGCAGAGCTGGCGGATGCTATCGGGTTGTCCTACGACACCTATACCGGAAAGCAGATCAGCAGCCAGCGGGCCATGCGACTGACGGCGGTTTTTTCCTGTGTCAGGGTGCTGGCGGAGTCGGTCGGGATGTTGCCCTGCAACCTGTATCATCTGAACGGCAGTCTGAAGCAGAGAGCCGCTGGCGAACGTCTGCATAAGCTGATCTCCACGCATCCCAATGGCTATATGACGCCGCAGGAGTTCTGGGAGCTGGTGGTCACCTGTCTGTGCCTGCGGGGAAACTTTTACGCCTACAAAGTGAAAGCATTTGGCGAAGTGGCTGAACTGCTGCCCGTCGATCCCGGCTGTGTGGTACCGAAGCTTAACAGTAGCTGGGAGCCGGTCTATCAGGTCACATTCCCGGATGGCTCCACGGATGTACTGAGCCAGGAGGATATCTGGCATGTGCGCACGCTGACGCTGGACGGACTGGTGGGGCTGAATCCCATCGCCTATGCCCGCGAGGCAATATCGCTGGCGGCAGCGACCGAAGAGCACGGGGCCAGACTGTTCAGCAATGGCGCAGTGACGTCGGGTGTGTTGCGTACAGAGCAGACGCTGTCAGATCAGGCTTATGAGCGCCTGAAGAAAGATTTTGAGGAGCGTCACACCGGGCTTGGCAATGCTCACCGCCCGATGATCCTTGAGATGGGGCTGGACTGGAAGTCGATGGCGCTGAACGCCGAGGACAGCCAGTTCCTGGAAACCCGCAAGTTTCAGCTTGAAGAAATCTGTCGTCTGTTCCGGGTGCCGTTGCACATGGTGCAGAACACCGATCGCGCCACCTTCAACAATATCGAAGAGCTGGGGCTGGGATTTATCAACTATTCACTGGTGCCGTATCTGACCCGCATCGAACAGCGGATCAACACCGGACTGGTACGAAAAAGTAAGCAGGGCGTTTATTACGCCAAATTTAACGCCGGGGCGTTACTGCGCGGGGATATGAAGTCCCGTTTTGAAGCCTACGCCACCGGGATCAACTGGGGAATTTACTCTCCCAATGACTGCCGCGACCTGGAAGATATGAATCCACGACCCGGTGGTGATGTCTATCTCACACCGATGAACATGACCACGAAACCCTCCGATGGCAGTAAAGCCGGTAAGCAGAAGGATAACTCCAATGCAGACGAAACAACGTCTTGATGTACCGCTGAGTCTGAAATCTGTCAGTGACTCCGGTGAGTTTGAAGGGTATGGCTCCGTCTTTGGTGTAAAGGACAGCCACGATGATGTGGTGATGTCCGGGGCATTTGCTGCTTCCCTGCGGGCGTGGAGTGACAGAAAAGCGTTACCTGCGCTGCTCTGGCAGCACCGCATGGATGAACCCATCGGTGTTTACACTGAAATGAAGGAAGACGATGTCGGGCTTTACGTCAGGGGACGGTTGCTTATTGATGATGATCCCCTCGCAAAACGCGCACATGCACACATGAAGGCCGGTTCGTTAACCGGCCTTTCTATTGGGTACGTCCTGAAAGACTGGGAATACGACCGGAGCAAAGAAGCCTTTCTGCTGAAAGAAATCGACCTCTGGGAAGTCAGCCTGGTGACGTTCCCGTCTAACGACGAGGCGCGGATCAGCGACGTCAAGAACGCACTGGCCCGCGGGGAAATCCCCGAACAGAAAAAAATCGAAAGAGTCCTGCGTGATGTCGGACTCTCCCGTACCCAGGCCAAAGCATTCATGGCCGGGGGCTATGGCGCACTGTCCCTGCGCGACGCTGAGGATGTGGGCTCTGCACTGAATGCACTGAAAAATCTGAACTTCTAATCAGGAGAAATACGATGGCGGTTGATATTAAAGATGTCGAACAGGTCGCGCAGGAGCTGCAGCAGAAGTTTGACGACTTCAAAGCAAAGAACGACAAGCGCGTGGATGCGATTGAGCAGGAAAAAGGCAAGCTTGCCGGGCAGGTGGAAACCCTGAACGGGAAACTCAGCGAGCTGGAAAACCTCAAAAGCGATCTTGAAAAAGAGCTGCTTGAGCTGAAACGTCCGGCAGGTGGTGCGCAAAATAAACTGGCCACCGAGCATAAAGAAGCGTTTGTGGGCTTCCTGCGTAAAGGCCGTGAAGATGGTCTGCGCGATCTGGAGCGCAAGGCATTACAGGTGGGCACCGATGAAGACGGCGGCTATGCCGTGCCGGAAGCACTGGATCGCAACATTCTCACCCTGCTGAAAGATGAAGTGGTGATGCGCCAGGAAGCCACGGTGATCACCGTTGGTGGTTCCGACTACAAAAAACTGGTGAATCTGGGCGGCACGGCTTCCGGATGGGTTGGTGAGACTGACGCGCGCTCCCAGACTGCCACCTCAAAACTGGGCCTGATTGAACCTTTCATGGGGGAAATCTACGGTAACCCGCAGGCCACCCAGAAAATGCTGGATGATGCCTTTTTCAACGTGGAAGCATGGATCAACAGCGAGCTGGCAACCGAATTTGCCGAACAGGAAGAAATTGCCTTTACCACCGGCGATGGTACCAAGAAGCCGAAAGGGTTCCTGGCGTATGAATCCACGGATGAAACCGATAAGGTCCGGGCGTTCGGCAAACTTCAGCATATTGTATCCGGCGACGCGACGGCGGTGACCGCAGACGCCATTATCAAACTGATTTACACGCTGCGTAAGGCACACCGCACAGGCGCGAAGTTCATGATGAACAACAATAGCCTGTTTGCCATCCGTCTGCTGAAAGACAGCGAGGGTAACTATCTGTGGCGTCCGGGGCTGGAGCTGGGGCAGCCGTCCTCTCTGGCGGGTTACGGTATCGCTGAAAACGAACAGATGCCGGATATCGCCGCTGATGCGAAAGCCATTGCATTTGGTAACTTCAAACGGGGTTACACCATCGTTGACCGTATCGGCACCCGCATTCTGCGTGACCCGTACACCAATAAACCGTTTGTCGGTTTTTATACCACCAAACGCACCGGCGGCATGCTGGTCGATTCGCAGGCCATCAAACTGCTGAAGATTGCAGTGGCGTAATCACTCAGGGGCGCGGAACCGCGCCCCTGTTCTGACGGGTGAAGAATCATGATCCTGAAACAAGATCTGAAATGGTCACCGGACGGTATGCGTGTTGAGGTCATTCGGGCCGGTGAGTATGACGACGGGGCGCTTCCTGCCCGGGTGCAGGAGATTGCACTTCAGGCCGGGTTAGCAGAGCGCGGAACCAGTGCAAAAAGCAGTAAAGCGACAAAAGAGAAAAAAGCCACGACCAGTAAAGAGGGCTGAGTATGCTTCTGACAATGGAAGAGATTAAAGCCCAACTCCGGCTGGATGAGGATTTCGATGCTGATGACCGCCATCTGCAACTGCTGGCCAGTGCGGCACAAAAGCGGACGGAAACGTATCTGAACCGGAAGCTCTATGCACCGGATGAAACCATTCCGGACAGCGATCCGGACGGGCTGCACCTGCCGGATGATATTCGTCTGGGGATGCTGATGCTTATCAGCCATTTTTACGAAAACCGCTCGTCGGTTACGGAAGTGGAGAAACTCGACATGCCGCAGAGTTTTGGCTGGCTTGTCGGCCCGTACAGGTACTTTCCGCAATGAAAATTCGTCAGGCGCAGACCAGCGCAACCTACATTCTGCCGGACCCCGGTGAACTAAATAAACGCGTCCTGATCCGCCAGCGGGTGGATATGCCCGCGGATAACTTTGGCGTGGAGCCTCAATACCCGGTTACGTTCCGGACATGGGCGAAGGTTATCCAGACCAGTGCCACCACCTGGCAGGAAACCGCGCAGACCGGGGACGCCATCACCCATTACATCACCATTCGCTACCGCCGCGGGATCACTGCTGATTATGAGGTGGTCTGTGATGACAGTGTGTACCGGGTGAAACGTCAGCGCGATCTGAACGGGGCGCGGCGCTTTCTGCTGCTGGAGTGTACGGAACTGGGCGAATTTACGCAGAGTCACGGAGGCAGCAATGGCGACTCCCTTTTTTCACGTTGATGTTCAGCAGCCCGCCGAGATGCGCTTTAACCGCGCCCATGTCCGGCGGGCGTTTGTCACGATTGGGCAGCGTCATATGCGTGATGCCCGTCGGCTGGTGATGCGCCGTGCGCGGTCGGCACCGGGTGAAAACCCCGGTTATCAGACCGGACGCCTGGCTCGTTCGATTGGTTACATGGTGCCGAGAGCCAGTAAAAAGCGAGCCGGTTTTATGACACGCATTGCCCCTAACCAGCGCAACGGGAAGGGGAACCGGATGATCTCTGGTGACTTCTATCCGGCGTTTCTGTTTTTTGGTGTCCGGGGAGGAGCAAAACGTCGTCGTAGTCATCATCGTGGTGCATCCGGTGGCAGCGGCTGGCGGCTGGCTCCACGTAATAACTTTATGGTGGAAACGCTTGAAAAGAACCGCAGCTGGACACGCTATTTTCTGGCGCGGGAATTACGTAAATCACTGAAGCCGGAGCGACGACGCAGATGAAACTGACGCCTGTTATTGCTGCGCTGCGTGCCCGCTGCCCGTATTTTGAAAACCGGGTGGCAGGCGCGGCACAGTTCAAAAATCTGCCGGAGGTCGGAAAGCTGAGACTCCCGGCGGCGTATGTGGTACCGGGTGATGACTCTCCGGGAGAAAACAAAAGCCAGACCGACTACTGGCAGGAGCTGAAAGAGGGCTTCTCCGTGGTTGTCATACTGAGTAACGGGCGTGATGAGCGCGGTCAGTTTGCTTCGTATGATGTGGTGGACGATGTCCGGCAGATGCTCTTTAAGGCCTTGCTGGGCTGGAACCCGGAAGCGTGCGGTAACCCGATTACCTATGACGGCGGCACGCTGCTGGATCTGAATCGTCATGAGCTGATTTATCAGTTCGATTTTTCGGTCATCAGCGAGCTGACTGAAGACGATACCCGCCAGCAGGATGATCTGAACAGTCTGGATGAACTGCAAACGCTGGCGATTGATGTTGATTATCTCGAGCCCGGTAACGGGCCTGACGGCGATATCGAACATCACACCGAAATAACCCTTCCTTCCTGAGGATCCTCATGTTTGTCAAACCTGTTAAAGGGCGGTCAGTGCCTGACCCTGCCCGCGGCGACCTTTTGCCCGCCGAAGGGCGAAATGTTGACGAGAACAACTACTGGCTGCGCCGTGAAGCAGCGGGTGATATCCGGCGCGTGAATAAAAAGGTGAACACCGATGACGATAAGCTTTAACACCATTCCGTCGAATACGCTGGTTCCGTTGTTTTATGCGGAAATGGATAACCAGGCGGCGAATACTGCACAGGACAGCGGAGCATCGCTGCTGATTGGTCATGCCAATAACGGTGCAGAGATTGTTGCCAACAGTCTGGTACTGATGTCGTCGGCAGACTATGCACGCCAGATTTGTGGTGCGGGAAGTCAGCTGGCGCGTATGGTCGAGGCTTATCGCCAGACTGACCCGTTTGGCGAGCTGTATGTGATTGCCGTTCCTGAATCCACAGGTGCGGCGGCAACAGTTACGCTGACGGTGACCGGGGCGGCAACCGAAACCGGCACGGTGAATGTGTATGTAGGACGTACCCGCGTGCAGGCACCGGTGACTAACGGCGATAACGTCACGATGATTGCCAGCAGTATCCAGGATGCCATCAATGCCGTTCCGACCCTGCCGTTTACGGCTTCATCTTCGGCAGGCGTGGTCACACTGACCGCGCGTCATAAGGGGCTTTGTGGGAATGAAATTCCTGTCAGCCTCAATTACTACGGCTTTGGTGGGGGCGAAGTGCTGCCAGCGGGCGTACAGATTGCCGTGGCGATGGGTACCGCCGGAACGGGTGCTCCGGTTCTCACCGGCGCGGTGGCTGCAATGGCGGATGAGCCGTTTGATTATATCGGCCTGCCGTTCAACGACACGGCCTCCGTTAACACGCTGGTGACCGAGATGAACGATACCAGCGGTCGCTGGAGCTATGCGCGTCAGCTGTATGGTCATGTGTATACGGCAAAGATCGGCACGCTGTCAGAACTGGTGACCGCAGGTGACCAGTTTAACCAGCAGCACATTACCCTGGCGGGGTACGAAAAAGAGACCCAGACGCCTGCCGACGAGCTGGCGGCAAGCCGTACCGCCCGCGCAGCGGTGTTTATCCGCAACGATCCGGCACGTCCCACGCAGACCGGTGAGCTGGTGGGTATGCTGCCTGCGCCGAAGGGGAAACGGTTCACGATGACCGAACAACAGACCCTGCTGTCTCATGGCGTGGCAACGGCGTATGTCGAAAGCGGGGTACTACGCATTCAGCGTGATGTCACCACGTACAGGAAAAACGCTTACGGGGTTGCGGATAACAGTTACCTCGACAGTGAGACGCTGCATACCAGCGCGTATGTACTGCGCAAACTGAAATCCGTCATTACCAGTAAGTACGGGCGTCACAAGCTTGCCAGTGACGGTACCCGCTTTGGTCCCGGTCAGGCGATTGTCACCCCGGCGGTGATCAAAGGGGAACTGCTGGCAACCTACCGTCAGCTTGAGCGTGCGGGGATCGTGGAAAACTACGAACTGTTTAAGCAGTACCTGGTTGTGGAGCGTGATGCCAGCGATCCGAACCGCCTGAACACGCTGTTCCCGCCTGATTATGTTAACCAGCTGCGTGTCTTTGCCGTGGTTAATCAGTTCCGTCTTCAGTATTCAGAGGAGTCTGCATAATGGCCCGTATCGGGGGAACCTGTTATTTCAAAATTGACGGTCAGCAGCTATCGCTGACCGGCGGCATTGAGGTGCCCATGAACAAAACGGTTAACGATGACATCATCGGCCTGGACGGTTCAGTGGACCGCAAGGAAACTCACCGTGCGCCTTATGTCAAAGGGACCTTCAAGGTGCCGAAGAATTTTCCGGTAAGCAAAATCACCTCGTCTGATGAGATGACCATCACTGCCGAGCTGGCGAACGGTCAGGTCTATGTACTGTCGTCTGCCTGGCTGCACGGCGAAGCGAACCATAATGCCGAAGAAGGCACGGTTGATCTTGAGTTCCACGGTGAAGAAGGGGATTACCAGTAATGAAAGAGCTTGAGTTAAAGAAACCGATTACTGCTCATGGCGAGACACTCTCCGTACTGGAGTTTGATGAACCCACCGGGAAGGATGTCCGCGAGCTGGGGTATCCCTACCAGATGAATCAGGATGAGTCAGTCAGACTTCTGGCGCATGTGGTGTCGAAATACATTGTGCGGCTGGCGAAAGTGCCGCAAAGCTCTGTCGACCAGATGTCTCCGGCAGACCTGAATGCAGCGGCGTGGCTTGTGGCTGGTTTTTTCCTCCAGGCCTGACGGCTGAATACCTCACTGATCGCTTCTTTGACTGCGCCAGCTACTGGCGCATTAATCCTTTCGAATTGCTGAATATGCCGATCAGTGAAATTCCCTTGCTGGTCAGTCAGGCAAACAGGATAGAGCAGGAGAAACGCACACATGGCGGAATTTGAGCTTAAGGCGTTGATCACCGGTGTCGACAGGCTTTCTCCCGCGCTGTCGAAAATGCAAAAGAAAATCCGGGGATTTAAACGCCAGGCGGAAGAAGCGTCACAGGGTGGGCTGGCGCTTGGTGGCGGACTGGCAGCGGGTCTGACGCTTTCCCTGAAATCTTATGCCGATCAGGAAAACGCCGCCACCGGGCTGAAAGTCGCCATGATGGATGCGAACGGCGAGGTTGGAAAGAGCTTTCAGGACATCAATAAACTGGCTATTGGCCTGGGTAACCAGCTACCCGGTACAACGGCTGATTTCCAGAACATGATGCAGATGCTGGTGCGTCAGGGGATCCCGGCAGAAAACATTCTTGGCGGTGTGGGTAAAGCGACAGCTTATCTTGCGGTACAACTGAAAAAAACACCGGAAGCGGCTGCTGAGTTTGCTGCAAAGATGCAGGATGCTACCGGAACGGCGTCAGAAGACATGATGGGGCTGTTCGACACTATCCAGAAGGCGTTTTATCTGGGTGTTGACGATACCAACATGTTGTCCTTCTTCACTAAAACCAGCTCTGTTCTGAAGATGGTGAACAAGGACGGTCTTCAGGCTGCACAGAGCCTTGCCCCCATCAGCGTCATGATGGATCAGATGGGGATGAACGGGGAGTCGGCAGGTAACGCCCTGCGAAAAGTTATCCAGTCCGGATTAAGCGTTAAGAAAATCAGGGACGTCAATAAAATCATGGCCCGCCAGAAACTCGGGGTACAGCTCGATTTTACTGACGGCAAAGGAAGTTTTGGCGGTCTTGATAACATGTTCAGGCAACTGGCAAAGCTGCGAAAACTGACCGACGTTAAGCGAACAGGTGTACTTAAGGCAATATTTGGTGATGATGCCGAAACCCTTCAGGTGGTCAATGCACTAATCGATAAAGGAAAGGATGGCTACGATCAGATCCAGCAGAAGATGAATAAACAGGCCAGCCTGAATAAACGTGTTCAGGCCCAGCTTGGTACGCTGTCCAACCTGTGGGAGGCAATGACGGGGACCGCAACTAACGGCCTTGCGGCTATTGGCGGCGCATTTTCTGGTGACGCCAAAAATATCACGCAATGGCTGGGGGAGTTAGGGGAAAAATTCACGAAGTTTGCGGATGAAAATCCCCGGGTTATTCGCGGCGTCGTCGGGCTTGCTGCCGGTCTTGCGATTCTGAAACTGGGATTGATGGGCGTTGGCGGTGCCATCAGTATTGTCAGCAGGATCATGTCGATGACGCCGATTGGAATGATTGCGACGGCGATAGCCCTGGCTGCGGGATTAATTATCACTAACTGGGATGTTGTCGGACCTTATTTCAAGAAGCTCTGGGAAACCATTGGTCCTTATTTTGAGGCTGGCTGGGAACTTCTGAAGAAGGTTTTTGCCTGGTCGCCGCTGGGGATGGTAATCAATAACTGGGGACCGGTTGTTAAGTGGTTTCAGGATATGTGGGACAAACTGAAGCCAATTATTGCGTGGTTTACCGACAGTTCCGGTGACACGGTCGATGCCATTAACTCTGCGCAGTGGGGCGCGGGTGCTTATGATGCTTATGGGACGGGAATACCGGCACGGGGATACACACCTTATCAGGCGGTAGATCCGGCTCAGTCAAACAACGCCTCCGGTGCCACAGGCCCGAATCCCTTCATGATTAACAAAGCTTCTGCGCCAAAAGTTGATGGTGAGATCAAGGTCTCTTTTGTGAATTCGCCTCCGGGTATGCGGGTTATGGAAACGCGATCCAGCGGTTTTGATGTCAGCCATGATGTTGGCTATACGCGCTTTGGCAGGTAATGAAAAATTAATCTGTTAATGAGTCCCACTCCGGTGGGATTTTTTATGTACGGAGTTTATATGACGTGGAAAGACAGACTTCAGGACGCGTCATTTCGCGGTGTGCCGTTTAAGGTTGAAGAAGAAAGTGCGGGAACCGGTCGTCGTGTGGAAACGCACGAATACCCGAACCGCGACAAACCCTATACCGAAGACCTGGGGAAAATCACTTTCCGCCCGTCCATCACAGCTTATGTGGTGGGAGATGACTGCTTTGACCAGCGCGATCGCCTGATTGACGCGCTGAATAAACCCGGTCCCGGCACGCTTGTCCATCCGACTTACGGTGAGCTGAAAGTCTGTGTTGACGGGGAAGTTCGGGTCAGCACATCGAAGAGTGAAGGGCGTATTGTCCGCTTTGACCTGAAGTTTGTCGAAGCGGGAGAACTCTCTTACCCCACTTCAGGTGCGGCGACGGCGCAGACGCTGATGTCATCCTGTTCTGCACTGGATGACTGCATCAGTGACAGCTTCAGTGGTTTCAGTATCGATGGCGTGGCAGATTTTGTGCAGAACGACGTCGTCGGTAATGCCAGCACAATGCTTGGGTATGTTTCTGATGCGATGAAAGTGGTGGATTCTGCCGTATCGGATGCCGCCAGGCTGTTGCAGGGGGATATCTCGGTACTTCTGCCGCCACCATCGTCAGGCAAAAATTTCGTTGAGCAGGTGCAGAAAATGTGGCGTACCGGGAAACGCCTTTATGGTAACGCCAGCGACCTGGTCACCATGATCAAAACGCTTTCCGGTGTCAGCCTCGGCAGCGATCTGCAACCGCGCGGCGTCTGGAAAACGGACAGTAAAACTACCGCCACGGCGACGCAGCAGCGTAACGTGGTTGCCAGCACCCTTCGTACGACCGCAATCAGCGAAGCGGCGTATGCCGTCACACGATTGCCTGCGCCCACAACTTCCGCGGTGATGCAGAATGCCACAGTAGGGCAGTCAACAACACCCGCCCAGAGCACCGGCTGGCCTTCTGTCACGCATCCGGCACTGAACAATGCACCGGCGGTGAAAAACACGGTTGACCTGCCAACGTGGGAAGAACTGACCGACATTCGCGACACACTGAATACGGCAATTGATAAGGAGTTGTCCCGTACAACCAGTGATGCGCTGTTTCTGGCGCTGCGCCGGGTGAAAGCAGATCTGAATGCGGATATCAACACGCGCCTTGAACAGTCTGCACGGATCATTCAGCGCACGCCGGATGAGGTTTTACCCGCGCTGGTGCTGGCGGCGACCTGGTTTGATAACGCGGCGCGTGACGCGGACATTATCCGGCGTAATGCCATTACGCATCCCGGCTTTGTGCCGGTGATCCCTCTGAAGGTGCCAGTGCAATGAACGACAATGTCACGCTACGGGTAAATGGCCGGGAGTGGAATGGCTGGACATCGGTGCGCATCGGTGCCGGTATTGAACGGCTGGCGCGGGATTTCAGTGTGGAGATCACTCGCCAGTGGCCGGGAGATGAGGGTATCACCACGCTTCAGCCGCGCATTAAAAACGGTTCAAAAGTGGAAGTGCTGATTGGTGATGAGCTGGTGATCACCGGCTGGGTGGAGGCGACTCCCGTTCGTTACGATGCCCGTTCGGTCAGCACCGGTATTGTCGGACGTAGTCTGACGGCTGACCTGATTGACTGTGCAGCCGAACCGACACAGTTTAACGGACGCTCGCTGGTGCAGATTGCGCAGGCGCTTGCTGCGCCTTTCGGCATTGAGGTGGTGAACAGCGGTGCGCCGTCGGGTGTTATTCCTGATGTTCAGCCTGATCACGGTGAAACGGTGATTGAGGTAATCAACAAAATACTCGGTCAGCAGCAGGCGCTGGCTTACGACGACCCGCACGGCAGGCTGGTGATTGGCGGTATTGGCTCAACGCGGGCACATACCGCGCTGGTACTTGGGGAAAACATCCTTTCCTGTGATACGGAGAAGAGTATCCGGGAGCGGTTTTCTGTTTACCAGGTGGCGGGGCAGCGTGCCGGAAACGACGATGATTTCGGTGAGGCCACCACCACCGCGCTGCGGGCCCGCACAGAGGACGCATTTATTGCCCGTTACCGTCCGATGTATATCAGGCAGACAGGGCAGGCCACGGGGGCAGGCTGTATTGCGCGTGCTGACTTTGAAGCCCGGCAACGGGCGGCGCGGACGGATGAAACCACCTATTTGGTGCAGGGCTGGCGACAGGGTAACGGTACGCTGTGGCAGCCCAACCAGCGGGTGATTGTCTTCGATCCGGTCTGTGGTTTCGACAATACCGAACTGCTTGTCTCGGAAGTCACGTTTACTCAGGACCAGAACGGCACCCTGACGGAAATCTGTGTCGGCCCGCCTGATGCTTATCTGCCTGAACCCGAAGCCCCCGGCGCGCGGAAAAAGAAAAAAGCCAGAGTACAGGAGGACCCGTTCTGATGAGGACGATTGAAGCCATGCAGCGACAACTTCTCGGCCTGATTGGACGGGCCGTGGTGAAAAGCATCAGTGCCGCCACGAAATGTCAGACCGTGGATGTGTCCCTGATTGCCGGTGAACCCAAAGCCGGGGTTGAACATCTTGAACCCTACGGTTTTACCGCAAGGGCAAACAGCGGTGCGGAAGCGGTGGTGTTGTTTCCGGATGGCGACCGTTCTCATGCGGTGGTTGTTACGGTGTCGGACCGGCGCTACCGCCTGAAAGGGCTGCAGACGGGTGAGGTGGCTGTCTATGACGATCAGGGGCAGTCCGTGACGCTGACCCGGGAGGGGATCGTGGTGGACGGTGCAGGGAAAACGATCACGTTTCGCAATTCACTTAAAGCACGTTTTGAAATGGACCTGGAAGTGACCGGACAGGTGAAAGACCTGTGCGACTCCGGCGGCACCACCATGTCAGCGATGCGGCTTGCCTATAACGGGCATCGTCACAGAGAGAACGGTCAGGGCAGTAACACCGATAAACCTGATAAAGCGATGGAGGCATGATGGAACTGTGGCTGACGGTGAACGGTAAACGCACCTGCGCCAGCGCACCGCTGGATCCGCTGACCCGCGCCGTGGTGATTTCCCTGTTTACCTGGCGGCGGGCGGAGCCTGATGACAACGCCGACGTCCCGATGGGATGGTGGGGGGATACCTGGCCTGCGGTACAGAATGACCGTTACGGCTCCCGGCTGTGGCTGCTTCAGCGCAGCAAACTGACCAATCAGCTGGTGCAGACGGTAAGGGGGTATATCCGCGAATGCCTGCAATGGATGACTGATGACGGCGTGGTGTCCCGTATTGATCTGGATATCCGCCGCACCGGGATTAATGAACTGGGTAACAGTATCACTCTCTGGCGTCGTGACGGACCGGTAATGATTTCTTTTGATGATCTGTGGAGTGCGATAACGCATGGCGGACAGTGAATTTCAGCGCCCGACGCTGGCAGAAAATATCAGTATGCTCCGTAACGATTTATTCGCCAGGCTGGACGTCAGCGACACGCTCCGGCGCATGGATGAAGACGTGCGGGCAAAGGTGTATGCGGCGGCGCTGCATACGGTTTACGGGTACATCGATTATCTGGCAATGAACATGCTGCCTGACCTGTGCGATGAGTTCTGGCTGGCGCGACATGCTGCGATGAAACGGTGTCCGCGCAAGGGGGCCACGGCTGCCAGCGGGTATATGCGCTGGGAAGGTGTCAGCGATGGCCTGAAGGTGACCGCCGGAAGTGTTATTCAGCGCGATGACCTGGTTCAGTACACGGCAACTGCCGATGCAACCAGCTCCGGTGGTGTCCTGCGCCTGCCGATCGCCTGTTCAACTGCAGGCGCGGTCGGTAACGCTGACGACGGTACGGCATTAATCCTGGTCACGCCGGTGAATGGTCTGCCGTCTTCCGGTGTGGCTGACACCCTGACAGGCGGATTTGATACTGAAGAGCTGGAAACGTGGCGCGCCCGCGTCATTGAGCGGTATTACTGGACGCCGCAGGGCGGGGCTGACGGGGACTATGTCGTCTGGGCTAAAGAAGTGCCTGGCATTACCCGCGCATGGACATACCGACACTGGATGGGAACGGGGACTGTCGGTGTGATGATTGCCAGCAGTGACCTGATTAATCCCATTCCGGAAGAATCAACGGAAACGGCGGCAAGACAACATATCGGGCCACTGGCCCCGGTGGCAGGCTCTGATTTGTATGTGTTCAGGCCGGTGGCACATACGGTGGATTTTCATATCCGTGTGACGCCGGACACACCGGAAATACGGGCTGCCATTACCGCGGAGTTGCGTTCGTTCCTGCTGCGTGATGGTTATCCGCAGGGAGAACTGAAGGTGTCACGTATCAGTGAGGCGATTTCCGGTGCGAACGGGGAATACAGCCATCAGTTGCTTGCACCGGCAGACAATATCTCCATTGCAAAAAATGAACTGGCGGTACTGGGGACGATTTCATGGACGTGACAAACGATGATTACATCCGTCTGTTGTCGGCACTGTTGCCCCCCGGTCCGGCGTGGTCAGCCAGCGATCCGGCGATTGCCGGTGCGGCACCGTCATTAACCCGCGTTCATCAGCGTGCGGATGCCCTGATGCGGGAGCTGGATCCGCGCACCACCAATGAACTGATAAACCGCTGGGAGCGTCTGTGCGGTCTGCCGGATGAATGTATTCCGGCGGGAACGCAGACCCTTCGCCAGCGTCAGCAACGGCTGGATGCGAAGGTTAACCTGGCGGGCGGCATCAACGAGAATTTTTATCTTGCACAGCTTGCTGCCCTGGGCAGACCGGATGCCAACATCACGCGATACGACAAAAGCACGTTCACCTGCTCATCGGCCTGTACTGACGCGGTGAATGCGCCTGAATGGCGGTATTACTGGCAGGTCAACATGCCAGCCGCCACCAACACCACCTGGATGACATGTGGCGATCCCTGTGATTCCGCGCTGCGCTTCTGGGGGGACACCGTTGTCGAGTGTGTTCTTAACAAACTCTGCCCGTCGCATACCTATGTGATTTTTAAATATCCGGAGTAATCCATGCATCGTATAGACACGAAAACCGCGCAGAAGGATAAGTTCGGCGCGGGTAAGAACGGTTTTACCCGTGGTAACCCCCAGACCGGCACGCCTGCCACCGATCTGGATGATGACTACTTTGACATGTTGCAGGAGGAGCTTTGCAGCGTTGTGGAGGCATCCGGTGCCAGCCTGGAGAAGGGGCGGCATGACCAGCTGCTTACCGCGCTTCGTGCGCTGCTGTTAAGCCGCAAGAATCCGTTTGGCGATATCAAATCGGATGGCACGGTGAAAACAGCTCTCGAAAACCTTGGTTTGGGAGAAGGCTCTGCATTACCTGTTGGTGTGCCTGTTCCGTGGCCTTCCGCCACTCCGCCGACAGGCTGGCTGAAATGCAATGGTGCGGCTTTTTCTGCTGAAGAATACCCGGAACTGGCAAAGGCTTACCCGACAAATAAATTGCCTGATTTACGCGGTGAGTTTATTCGTGGCTGGGATGACGGACGTGGAGTGGATAACGGAAGGGGATTATTAACGCTTCAGGACGGTGCGATTGTCAGTCATAACCACTATTGGGGAATCTGGACTTCACGAACTAACGACCAGACTCTGGAAAGTTTTACAGGCACCACGATTTTAAAACAAATCACGCCCCTGTCTCCGGTCGTTGACTTCGATAATTACCCAATTCCCAACCCGGATATTACAGAGGGTGGTGTTGTTGCGGCAACGACTAAACCTGCAGGTGCGAATGAAACACGCCCACGAAATGTCGCTTTTAACTATATTGTGAGGGCTGCATAATGAATAACGCAGAATTAAACAGTGAATTAATTGCCACTATGGCAGGAGAAATTACTGTTTATAACTTTGATGTCATGAGTCGGGAATATATTTCAGCTTCAACTGAATATCTTGCTGTTGGTGTCGGCATTCCGGCATATTCCTGTTTAGATGCTCCAGGCACCTACAAAGCTGGTTATGCAATCTGCCGCTCTGCAGATTTTAACTCATGGGAATATGTACCAGACCATCGCGGTGAAATCGTCTATAACACCGAAACGGGAGACGCCAAAGAAATCACAACTCCGGGTGATTACCCCGAAAAAACAACCACTATCGCCCCGTTAACGCCATACGATAAATGGGATGGTGAGAAATGGGTGACGGATACTGAGACACAGCATAGCGCCGCAGTAGACGCGGCAGAAGCACAACGTCAGTCACTGATTGATACTGCAATGGCTTCCATTAGTCTGATTCAACTGAAATTGCAGGCCGGGCGGAAGCTGATGCAGGCAGAGACCACCCGACTTAACACTGTGCTGGATTACATTGACGCGGTGACGGCAACAGATACCAGTACCGCGCCGGATGTCATCTGGCCTGAACTGCCGGAGGAGTAGGCCATTCAATATCTGGCGCACTGGAAGTATCGACCAGTTCCAGTGCGTCCAGATAATCCAGCCACAAATTATATTGCGCCAGTTCCTCACCTTTCAGACGACCAATCGCCGCTTTACCAGGCCATTGTTTACTGTTCATGTATTCGTTGGCCTGATTAACTAATCGCTGTTTATTTGATTCAGCGATTGAGATTAATTCTTCGCTGGTAAGTGGTGGCGCATCCTGCCATGCTGGAAAACCATTTTTATCTGAACCAAGTATTTTACCATCAGGCCATGCAACTCCTGCGAACTCAGAATAAATAGTAAAGTTTATTTTCGTAGCGTTCTCAGGAATGGT